ATTGCTAATATTCTTCTTCTAAATCTGGAACGACAAAAAGATAATACTTGGTTTGTAAAGTGACCACCACTATCAACGCAAGCTGTAGCCAGATGTAATTTCTTTCCATCTTCTCTAAGAAATGATTTGCTGAGTTCTTGATCTAATTTATCCCATAGCTGGTTGGTTGATGGATCACCATGAATAATGCGATGATCAATGATCCAAATCTCTTCGTCAAATCCAACACCTAAGAATGTGACTTCTAATCGAGTATCTTGAACATCGACTCCAGCACAAACAATTAAAACACCCTCTGGAACATTTTCATAAGTGTAGGCTTCTATTCTTTCGTGTAAGGGAATGTCAATTCCTTCTCCTTTATCTTCAAACGACTCTCCTAGTGCTGTATTAATCCAAACCTTTAATGTCTCTGGAAATTTTTTTGCTTCTAAAAAGTTTCTCACTGTATCTGATAATCGTGTCCAACTAGAATATAATTCTGATAAATGAAATGATGCAACACCAGTAAAATCTTTAGTAGCTTGCCAGTGACCTTTTTTAATTGACTGCCATCTTTGTGAGTCATTCCATTTGGATTGACAATGCTCACAACAATAATGAGATGCTTCTAAATTTTCTTTATCAAAGATTACATTTTGCCATTTGAGAACTTGAAACTCTTCGCAGTCTGGACAGGGAACTAAAAACTTTCTTTGATCACCTAATTCATATTCAGCTTCTATACGACTAATTCCTTTAATGGTTGGAGTCGAACAAATAAATATTTTACGATCCCAGAATGTTGTTGTTCTTTTAATCGCTAGATTTAACGGATCACCTTCTCCCCCTGCTGATAATTCAAAACGATCTAATTCATCAACTAATAAAATTTTAATTGGTCTGGAAGCTAGAGAACTCGGAGAGTTAGAACCAACAATAGAAATGTGACCACCATCAAATTTTTTATGAAGAGTCGTATTCTCTGCAAATCTTGTTCTTGGATCTTTTATTAATCCTTTAAGAGCAGGACAATCTCTGATCATTGGTGCTAATCTATCTTTAGAGAATGATTGAGCCATAGCCAGAGTTGGTTGAACTACTAATATCGGTGCTGGTTCGTGGTGGATATAATATCCAATAATGTTCTCTAAGATCGTTGTCTTACCAATCTGCGAACTGGTCATAAAAACAACTCGTCTCACTTGTGGATCAGAAAGTGCATCCATGACTCCCTGCTGATAGATGGCTCGATCTAAATAATACTTACCTGTCTCACTAGAACTCTCTGCTGAGAGAAAACGATAATCCTCAGACCACTCGCTTACTGTTAGATGCTTTGGTGGTTTGAACTTCTTCAGTGTTGCTATCGTCAGCTTCTCCAAGTTCCTCACTGTCTGCAAGGGGTACTTCTTTGTTTTTGCTAAGTTCATCAAGTGCTAAATGTATCTCCTTGTTTAATAAGTTCTTACAAACTTCTATACTACTTTCCACAGCCAGAATTGGTGCTAGCTTGTTTGGAATTGATCGCATCTTTTGTTTACAACTATGAACAATAGATGACCATTGTTGTTCTATTAGTTCTAAAGGAATAAGAATACCTTTTTGTTTCTTTAGTTCTAATTCTTGTAATTCTGCCTCGGCTGATAGTTTTCTTTTTCTTGCTTCATCAAGGCTGATTGTTTTGTTTTCATATAAAGCCTTCACTACATCTTTCATTAGATATAGCTTGTGACCTCTGTCCTCACCAACAGACTCTACTTTTGCTAGAGTATCATTTAACTTATAACCAGAGATACCTAACTCTGATCTGATACCATTCGCTGTGAACTTCTGCAATTCTTTCATGCCACTACACCCCCACCAAATTTTCAGTCGCTAGAAAAATACTGTGGTCGCGAAATACCCACAAAATATTTGGCTGTAAAGTACCTATAAAATAAGGATTATCTGGCTGTGCGTAAGGCATTTGATAGACTCCTTTGGAATTTTTTAGTGAACTCTCTTTGTACGAACCGAGTTAGTAATTCAAACACAGGAAAAGATTTTCTATAAGAAACATTTCTCTGTTCAAAACCAGCAAGCAGTTTTAATTTATTATTTGGTAGTCTCTCCCATAAACCTTCAGTGCCATTGATGTTCGCTATAAATCTATTCTTCTTTTTCTTTGCTGATCTTATTCTGGAATATCCTTTACCAAAGTTTCCGTAGGCATCTAATAATCCTTTAGACGCAGATACAGGATAAGGTTTACCTCTTCTTCTATTTCTTGTTGTACCCTCAATGATATGTTTAAGATATGTACCCTGCACATCTTTAGCAAACACAGTTGATGTCAATGTTTGTTTAGTTGCCTTTAAGAATGCGAATGCTCTTTTAGTAAATGGGTTTGGTCTATCAACAAACTTAGTCGATGCTTTGTTAATATACTTTGCACCATCTTTAGCTGTGAATGTCAAAGCCCTCGCAGTAGCAAAAGGTATTTGTTTTCTTTGAATACTGTTTAAGCCTTTGGTCACTTCTTTGATATTATTCTTAACTGATATCTGCATTAGTCTCCCTGTAGCCTTCTCTCAAAATCAATTAGATAGTTCATGTACCATTGTGCTTTTAATAAATCCTCTAAATAGTTTTTCTTTTCATATCTAAACAGATACTTACAGATGTTCCCTTTAAGATAACCTCTGAATTGATCTGTAGTAAGTTGATGTTCAATAGACTCAATAGTCTCGACTCCTTTACCTAGTGTATAGTGTATTGGATTGTTTACATTATCCATTAAATAAATCTCCTTGTTGTTTGTTATTTTGTTTATGTTCTTCATAATGTTTATAACAAAATAAAAAGCCTTGTATAGCTGGAAGTTTATCTGGAGTCCAGATGCTAGCCCACTCACCACAGATAAAACACTTCTGCCACATCTGTCTTTCACGAGGGGTAAACTCATAAAACTTTTTAAGAGATAAAACTTTATTAATGGACTGTGCGAGGTTCTCTGGGTTCTTGTTCATTAGTCAAAGAATATTGTAGAAATTTACAGAAAGATACAGCATTTCTTTCTGATTTAAATGTATGATATCTCACCACTACATCAAACCCATCTTTACTTTTATGCAGGTCGATAGTCATGTGTGGATGATCATCTAACCATTCTAACAATTTGGTATCACTCATATCTGAAAACTATCAGATTTAACTACTTCAACCTAGGAAAAGATTTATTCTTATTGTAGTAGTGTAGTGCAAACTGCCAGTTTTTTCCGTACTCAACACGACAGAAATTCTCAATAGATTGATCGGTTGATTGATTGATATTTTTAATAAATTTATAAAGCCAGCCCATGCCAGCTTTATATAGAATTTTTTATATTTGGATTATGCTATTTAGATATAGCAGGTGTGAGGCTAGCCGAAGAAGGCTCTCCTCATCTCTGCTCCAGTTAGTTTTCTTTTTTTAGGTTTGCTAATTTCCATAGACTCTTGGATTTCTGCTTTTCTTTCATTAAGAGTTGGCTGTTCTTTCCAATCTCTTAACATCTTGATAGTTGCCAAGATATCTTCTTTTGTTTTGTTTTTAGCATCAGTCCAAAGTCTATTAAGTAAGACCATATCAAGTTTTAGCTGTATTCTATAACCGATAAAACTAGGATACTGATATTGTAAAAAACCTAATTCATATCTTTTATCTTTTAGTGAGATTGTTTTGTTAGCATTTAGTTCTTTGATCTTTTGATCAATTTCAACAACCTTAGAATTAATTTCATTTAATCTTTCTTGAGTAGGCTGATTTCTCATAATGAATTTAAATCTATTTCTAAGAATGTCGTTTAAGAAATCCTGCTTACCTTTAGGAGATTTTTCCCAGCAGTTATATCTTGAACCAAAACATGGATTATTTCTATGACCATATCCAATAGTAAAACCATGATCATAAACAACTTTCTCACCATGAATTTTTTCCCATTCAGCATATCCATGACATACAGGACATTCAACCATATCTGAAACTCTAGCCTTCTCTAATTCTTTTCTTCTTTTTCTTTCTTCGAGTTTCTTTTTGGTAATTTCTTGTTGATCTAGTTTTTCATTAAATTTTGTTAAAAATTTATCATGCTTAAATCTAAATCCACTGCGATAGTCTGTTCCTGTTTTTTTAGAAAAAATCCAGCTTTCTCTATCTTTGTCTAAAACTTCATAATGTTTCTTTTTAAACTCATTATAAAAATCAGAGTATTGATAATTAATTTGAACAGCTTTTTTATCAGTCCATAACTTGTTATAAATTAAAGTATTGAACTCATTAATTAAGCCAGCAAGTCTAGGATCACATTCTGGATTTTCTGAAGCATTATATTCTTCATTCTTTTTAAAATCCCAGTAATAATTTTTTTCACCTTTATAAATTGCAGAGTTAGTTCCATCAACTTCAACTAAGTGACAAAGTTCAAAGTTAATTCTTTTAACAACTGGAATATAGTCACCAGTAAAGCAGGCTTTAACATGAGTAATTTTTTCTGCTCTATAATCCTCATTCATATCTGCATAAAACCAAACACCCTTGAAATATAATTCTGTTTTTTGGTTTTCATCTTTAAAGCTGTCTTTATCGATGTTCATTAATTGATTAAATAAGTTAGTCATTTTTAGTTCTCCTATATTTTTGTTCATGCTTAGAAATTACTAAATTATGAACATTTATGCAAGGATTATTGTGAACAAAATAATGGCTGAATATCTACCTTTTTTTGAATGATATTTGCATATCTCTCTAATAATGGCTGTTTTACTA